ATCAGCAATACTAGGGCCTATACCTGATTTACTCCAACAACTGGCATCGAGTACAGAAGTGTGCATTGGTGGGTCATAAACCTCTAAGTCATTTATCCTATTTGCAAGTTGTTCACCCGTAAGTCCACTCTGATACAATTCTCTGTATATGATAATATTACCATCCCAATCAACTGCACCCCAAAGAACACAGCTTGGCGATGAATAACCATAATCAGCAGAACGTATTCTTATCCAATTATTGGGTAATTCATATGGTTCAATAACGTGTATTATTTTATTGAACTCTGGAAATGCTGCACCTTCGGCAACATCCCAATCACCATCTAATAATCTCTTTCTTTCTACTTCAGGTAATGATGAAAGCATTGCTTCATATTCACCTGATTCAGCTAGATATGGATTATCAGTTAATCGTGCAGGTATGAACTTTCTTTGAAATAATGGTTCACCTGCCTTTTCGTGGTATTTTCCAAATCTTAAAATATCACCTGTATCTATGTCTGTAGCATAAAATGGGTCACCCGGCAATACTGGGTCTACAAACATTTTCTTTATCCACCATCCTCCTACACCACCGGGGTTAGAAGAAGCTCTCATATATGTATCAATACTTTTATCTGTACTACGTAAACGTGAACGTAAATAGTTCCAAACATATGGAGTAGGATAATGTCCTAATTCATCAATACCAATCCAAGTAAATGCTTGTCCTTGATATCTAGTTACATCGCTATCTTTATCTACATATGAGAATAATGCTGTCGCACCTGATGGAAAATGCCATGTACTCTTTGATTCTTTAAAAATAGCACCCGGAAATGCTTTTGAATACAGTTTTCGACTACTATCTATTAATTCTGTAAGTTCAGCTAATGTTCTTCTTAGTAATAATGCCCTATGATTTGGATTATGACAGTATCTAAGTAAGTCAACTAGTAGTGCAAATGATTTTCCACCACCTGCAGCACCTCCGTAAAGTACTTCTTTCTCTG